TTGCTGGAAAGTGCTGACTAAAAGTCAACTGATTAGTATTTGGATCTGTAAATCGGCAACCCATGAAAATACCACATAAGTCAGTTGCTGAACCATCCATAGTACCTGTCATTTTTGCAATAGTAGTTGCATTACTGGCATTTACTAGTTGAACGATATCGCCCTTAACTATAGCTGTACTCTCACCAGATTTAATAGGGTATTGTCTAAAAACCTCTAATGAACCTGTGTCGAATCTACCGATAGGGTTTAATCCAAATGGTGCTGCTGTGCTGCTCATTTTTATACCTCTTCGGTTAATTTGTTAATATTACTTACGAAGTGCGTGTGCTTTTCTCTGGTTTGAGAACTGGCATACGGGGGTCGGATTCCTTCATGTAACTATTATCAACAGCCTGCATCTGTGAAGATGCTTGGTTTTGTTGAAAGTCCCTTCTGGCATCCATGTTTTCCTTGGAGTTCTTACAAAGTAGCAATCCTCCAACCTCTACATTACCTGCGAATTTAGAATCTACATCAGGAAGTATTTTTAGCTCTGGATGGTCTTCCAGTTTTACTGGCTCCCAACCTTCACGAAATTTAGATGAAACATTTGTCATATCTGATTGACCGAGAGCAGATGTTCTTATCCAACGATATTCAACACCTTCTTGGGGTGCAGGGTCAGGTAAAGCTGATGGCCTTTGCCAAGTTGCTTTCCTTTTTTCAGAATCTCTAGTTGTTGTTTCTCTAGATTCTCTGTCAAATACGTTCTCATCCATTTGTTGATTCCTTCAATAATTGTTGCGCATATTGTTCAGGGGTAAGCCCAAGTCTATTTGCGAGAGAGATTTGGGTAGAGGTCAACTGCACTTTGCGTGGTTTTTTTGCACTTCGATTAACCGGGGCAACCACGGTACCAGCAGATCGTTGAGGTGCGTCTACCTCTTCTGTCTCAACATCCTGCTTGTTAAAGTATTCTGGGAAATGTTTTCTCATTCCCTCATCAACTCTTCTATAATATTCATCTGGCTCTAATACTGGGTTTATCTTTGCTTTTACCAGTTTAGAATGAATACCATAAACATATCCTGTCATATCTTCATAGCCGTCTTTATTAAACCACTCTGAGTTTTGCTCCAACCATTTTTTATCAGCCGCTGTCGGCTCATACTTTTCTTTAGCCTTTGGTTGTGCAGTCTCTTTAGGGGCATCAGAAACATCTTGTGTTCTGACCGGAGGCTTATAAGACTCTACTTTAAATTGTTCGTTCTGCGCTCTATTTAATTTTTCTTGAGCTTCTAGTATCTTGTCAGGATCTCCTGACTCATACGCTTCTTTGTATTCTTTTTTAGCTGAGTCTATTTCTGCGCCAACTCTTTTCTTGGCCTGCTCAACTAAAACACCTTCACCATCATCTAGTGTTTTTCTTAATTTTTTATTCTCATCTAATAGTTTTTGAAGATTAGTAACCGCTTCTTCTTTTTCTCTTTCAGCGGCTTCTTTTAATCTTCTTTCTTCATGATATTCGTACTTAATCTTGTTAAGTCTTTTTTGAACATCTTTGCTGTATTGTTTTATTTCTTCGTCATCAGGAATATTATCCTTTGGCGCATCTTCATTCCTGACTTTGTTTTTATCTTCTTCAGGAACATCGTCAATTATTTCTACTTCTAGATCTAATTCTTCTTGCTGCTTTTCTGCTGTATTATCACTCATACTCTTATAAATCCTCTTGGGTCGTCAACAACTGCTTCCACAGTGTCATCATTAATTAAACGAAACTCTTCATTCTTAACTTTAAATCTAGTTCCAGAATAAGATCTAAATATTACAAAATCACCTTTTTTGCAGTATGGACCATTAGGAAACTTAGATTTATCCAGATATGCATCTGGCCCCATTTCTACAACGAGACCTACGATGGAAGCTGTTTGTTCCATTTTTGTTAATGAGTCTGGCATATAAACACCAGCTCCTGTTTTTTCTTCAACCTTTGGGATGGCTATGAGTAATCTATAACCTTGTGGCTGGGGAAGTTTTAATTTTAGCTCTTCCTCATAATCTACTTTTTGTGCAGAGTACATCTCTGGTTCCTTGTGCGATAATTCTATGGCTTATCGTTACCATGCGGGTTTATTCCCGTTACTAGTTTCACTAGTCTAGTTTAAATATACACACCTATTGACATTTTGTAACCCCCTAATCGTCAATAAATTTCTTTTCTGTGTCTTGCAACAGTTCTCTGGCAATGGACAATCCTTCCATTTTTCCGACAAGTCTTTGATATTCCTCGAAGTTTTTAGGTCTGCCGGATGAAATATAGTCAGTGATAGCATCCATTTCCTCCTGAACTTTTTTTATTATTGGTGTATATATGGTTTCATTTCTAGCCATCTTTCAAACTTTCATTAAGTTCAATAGCTAGTTTTGTGCCATCTTTCGTAGCCTTGTTTCTTTCTTTAGCCACTTCTACAGCAAGTCTTGCGCCTTCTCTTTTGTTTTCAGATTTAATTCTTTCCATCTGGATATCCTCGTTATTGTCAGCTTTCATCTTCTCAAGCTCTAACTTGGCGTTATCAAGGTCTATTTTATGCTGTAATTCTTTTTCTTTTATCTCTAACTCTTTTCTTTGTATTTGAGTTAAAGGATCTTTTTCTAGTTTTTGCTGCTCCATCTGTTGTGCTTCTTGTGTGTTCTTAGTGAGCAGTTTACCAGCAGCCTCTGCCGTAATTCTAGAGAGTTCCTCTTCCACATCTTCTGGTAGAGGCTTGTCTTCATCTGGCATTGGAACGCCTAGTCTTTCTTCTATTTCTTTTCTATACTGAAACGCCACATGTTCTGTTATGTGAGCTGTCATTGCCGCTTGTATTGCTGCAGCAAATGGTGACTGTCCAACTATTTCTCTCAGTTTTGGGTCTTCAATAGCGGCTCTGTGAACTTGTATATGTGCTTCGTGATCCTGATACTTAAATGCTTTTACTGGCTCTTGTTTTAACATTGCCATATTTTCTGTTACAGGGTCTGATGGTTTTATATCGTCAGGTAACTTAATTATTTCTTTTGCCTGATCTATTCCCAATACTTCTAGCATTTGTCTGTGTAATTTACCCATATCGTATAATTGCGGTGCCTGCTGGGATAACTGTAATGCTGATTGATATTGCATGATTCTTTGAGACATAGTTGCTGCATTTGGATCTGATACTGGTATTACATCTACTCTCTCATCAAAATCTTTTGTTCTTGAGAACTCTCCTTCCATTTCATAAACATAATCAGGACCCATGTAATCTTTTACAATATTAGATAATAATCTAAGCTCTTTCTTTAGCGCTGCATGTAGACGGGCCTGCACTCCTGACATGACTTTCATTGATCTTTCCATCAATGCAAGTGTTGTGCCTACTGGGGCTTGTGCGTTGATGTCTCCGACTTGTATATCGGCAACGGAGCCAATCCTTCTCCCCTCGTCAACGATATTTTGGAGCAACTGGTAGAGTACGGAACTTGGTTCTTTGTAAGGTATGAAAGTAATAGCGTCACGAATCGCACCACCCGGTACATCAACGTCACGGAACTCACCCGGCATGAGAGGCGAATCATCACCTTTGATACGAAGACCCCTAGCCTTAAGACCAGCCGGTAAATTAGAGAGTGTTCCTGCATCGATGAGCTGTCTGAGGATTGAAGTTGCACTTTTTGCAAGTCCCCCGATGAGGTGTATAAGTCCTGTACCGTAAAAGCCCAACCCGGGGAGGTACCTATAGTGGACAAAGAATTGTCTTTTTCTTTTCTTTTCATCATCTTCATAATAGTTTCTCCTGATGGATAAAATGGTTCTAGATGACTTTTCTATTGTTATTACATGTGGTCTGGCTATCCCATCTTCTTCTTGAAACGGTTCTGGTAACTCAATGTCCGCATGCATTTCTAAAAGTGTGTGCCTATCATCATCCTCTAAAACGCCACTCTCACCATCTAAATCATCATATTTTTCTTGTATATCTGTATACTCTGGCTCTGGCTCAGGCAGCTCAACATCTCTGTAAAACCCATTATCTTGTAGTTTTGCGACTTCGTTTTGTGTCTTTTTCATGACATGTGTGTATCTTTCGCATGTCATTAGATCTGTAACGCCATACGATACAACAAAGTCCTCTGCAGGGACAAACATAGCACAAGGTCTTTCTAAGAGAGGATCATAATAAACCTTTTTAAAAGCTGACCCTGCAAGAGGAAGTTTGAAGAGCATTTGCTCTGTTTCATCACGATACTCAGTCATCTCTTCTGTTAAGAGATAATTCATTTCGTTTTCAACTCTCTTTGCCTGTTCTGTCTTTTCTCTAGATATCTTGCCTACAGTTTTTGTTCTAACTGGTCCCTGAGCAGGGAATATTTCTCCCATAGCTTGTGCCTGAAATCTAACAATAGATTCCGTAAGAACAGGATGAAATACACCAGAGGAACCTGCCCAAGGTTGTTGTCTCTCTTCTATTTTCATTCCTAGAAGATCGAGTCCTTTTACATAACTCTTTGCCCATTCACTTCTTGATTGTTTGTCTGATTCAAAACTAGATAGTAAATCATTTGCTAGTTTATCTAGCTCACTATCTTCTATAAACTCTGCTAAATTGCTATCAAACTCAGATGTTTCGTTATCTTCTTCTTTTCCGAAGTCTATTATCATGCCACCATCTTCTGTTTCAATAGACACCGCTTCGGGATTTACTACCTCAACTTCTACCTTTTGTTCATCAGTAGGCTCTACTGGTCTAGGCCCTATGTCTATTGGTGCAAGAGGTTTTTCTATAGCCATGATATGCTCCTATTTCATTCTCTCTAAAATTCTATCAATCTTTTCTTCAAGCCTGTTTATTGCAACGGTGACATCATCACGCTTTGCGTAATCTTCTCTGGTTTTATTTAATAAAATATCTATTCTTTTAACTTCTCTTGATTGCGTTCCCAAAAACCATCCTCCACCTAGAACAATAATACCCATTAATCCGTCAATTATATGTACCATATCCATCAATAATACTCCACAGGTCTTCTGTATTTAGGTTCATCGTCCCAGTCATCCATAGTTGTTCTGATCCAACCACCTTGTCTAAATCTTAACAGCGCCTGTGTTGTTGAGTCTACTAAATCGTCATGATCTCCAGCAGGAAAAGACGCACATTCCTCAATAACCTCTTCTGCCCATCTAGTCGGTGGGTACCAAACAACCCCACTTGCAAATAAATCTGTCACACTGTTAACTCTTGCTATCTTATCCTGTCCACGGCTCGGTGTAAACTCCGTAACTGGTATTCCCATGGCTCTAAGCTCAAAAATCAAGGGCGACCCTGCTGCTTTTGCTTCAATAATCATTTGATCTGGCTCAAATTCCCAGTATTTGTCATATGCTGCCCGTTTTAAATCAGGAAATTCAAGTTTTTCTTTAAATGCATCAATTAAAATTAGATTTGGTCGTGTTTTGCCCTCGTCATCCGGCCCGTGGAAGACGCCCCATGTAGTGCAGGCGCTATAATCCGCTCTCTGTGTCTTTAAAAACGCTGTGTCCCATGACTGTATTATCGAGTCGCAAGGTGGGAGATCGTTTTTTGTCCATTCTCTCCACCATTCACGCTTAATTAGCGCTCCTTCTTCCGATGTGGGGTCTTGCTGGTACTGTGCGTTCCATTTTGATACGGGTAATTCTGATTTTAAACTGTCTAGTTCTTCTTTTTTCCAAAATTCTGGCCACAAAGCCTCACCTGATGGCATTATTGCAGGTAATTCTATGACTTCCCACTCACCTGAACCCTCTCTTTGTGTGTAATTTTTTAATATTTGTCCTGTTAAATCTCTTTTTGACCATCTTGTCATAACCAAAATAATAGAACCACCCGGCTGTAGTCTCTGTCTTGGTCCTGATGTATACCATTCGTACACTTTGTCATAAACCTCAGGATTGTAATCACCTATTGTTGCCTCTTGTTCTGAGTGAGGATCATCAATAACAAGAACATCAGCGCCTTTTCCTGTTACGGCACCACCTACACCTATAGCAAAGTATTCTCCACCCTTATTAGTGTTCCATCTACCTGCGGCCTTTGAGTCAGAGGACAATGTAACGCCTGCGAAAATTTTTTGAAAATCTTCAGACTGTATAAGATTCCTAACCTTTCTTCCAAATCCTACAGATAACTCGGCTGTGTGTGCAGTCTGGATAATTTTTTTATTGGGGTACCTCCCTAAAAACCATGCAGGAAATAAATAACTTGCAAACTCTGACTTGGTATGACGGGGTGGCATATTAATAATCAGTCTTTTCAAATCACCCCGGGCTACCCTCTCAAAAGCATCTGCCATAATCTCATGATGTCTTCCATGGATAAAAGCTGCCCATTGTGATTTAACGAATGGCAGAAAACTATCTCTGGCTTCTTCTCTTTGTTTTGCTTGTTCGTATTCTTCAAGAAGTTTCAATACCTCCATCTTCTCATCAGGAGGCAGTGAGCTTATCTGGCTCATGTTCTTTTGAATTATCTTGGCAATATCATTCATTGTTTTTTATATTTGGTGGACTGCTCTCAATAATCTTTTTAGCTAAGTCTATCATCCACAAACACTTGTCTGTGTCAACAGACGAAGCAATGAAAAGACTATCATCTTCATCCCAGCCTATCACTATAGGGTCCTGTAACTCAGGCTCATCTTCAGGAATAAATTTTCTGTAGTCATCTAAGTAAATAATGTTTGACAAATTTTCTACTCCACTAGTATACTAGTATTACTAGTTACTAGTATATACTAGTATATAGTTTAATACTAGTACTAGTTAATACTATGTATAATAATATAATACTAGTATAAGGAAGGTATACTAGTACTAGTACTAGTAAAAACTAGTATGTTAGAAGTTAACCTTCACTTTCATCAAAAATTGTAGAAATTATGTGTGAAATAAACTGTATACGGCACGGCTAGCCCTCTAGCTATGTGGGTGGTGGGGAGTAGGTGGGGTCAAAACTAACTGAAATTTCGTGAATAGCGACTACTCTTTTAAAAGTTTCGATAGTTTTTCCCTGAGTTGCTGTTCAACTTCCACAGAACTCTTATCACTTTCTTTTATTTCAGTAACATTAGTAAACATACTTAAACTTTTGCCAATCAATTCTGCTGATCTAACCCTTGCAGTATCTGAGAACTCTTCATTATTCATAAACTCTTCTAGCTTTCTAATTATTACTTCCTCTTTTTTTATCGCCGACACTTTATTAATCTGCTTTAATTCATCATACATTCTAGCAATTGTATGGGTAATCAATGGGTTTGCTTTTAACTTACTTGCCATATCTCTTATAGTGTTGTTCTTGGTTTTAGGACTAACATTATAATTTGCTACATATGCATCAACTAAGCTCATTGGCTTTTTAGGATTACCATCTTTATCTTTACCCATTCCAACTATGTCTTTACAAAAACCCAACTGCTTTGCCGTAAGCTCAGGCTTGGAACTTTTCTTGACTTTATTACTGCTGACTAATTTTAATTTTGGTTTATCTTTTTTATCTGACATTTTTTATCTCACAAAAGTTAATAGTAACTTTTACAAAGTAGCACACGAATTAATAAAAGTGTAGCTTTGTAACTATCTATTTATATTCTCATTTCGTGAAATATCGATTGTCAGCGATTTAAGACGCACACAGCAACGAAAGCACTTCCAAGCTATGATATATCAAAAAAAGTTGTTTCGTCATTTTTGTTGTCCACCTTGGGTTTCAGTACATTTATGTATATTACTGTAAAATAAAGTATAAAATAGTACATTATAAGTTTGACTTATTATTCCAAAAAGATTATAAAATTACTTCAGGCTCAGTTTGCCAACCGAAGATGGGAAGACCCCTCTAGAGACAGAACCTTATCGGATACTCTTTGATTTGGAACTGGACTAACTCTCTAGGAAACTGCCTCGAAGTATCTAACTAGTCCAACACCTTAGATACTTTCATTGGGAGGTGGCATTTAAGTAAAGGTTTCTATTGGCACGAAAGGTTATTAAATGTGGGCAGTTACTGTAGTGCAATGTGTGTTGTGCCTGATGATTACAAAAGTATGAAACAGTTAATTAACTTATGGAGTTACTATTATGAATTTCAAAAAACTAAATAAAGACGAAATCAAATTACTTAGACTTTTATCTGATGCTTATAACTTTGGAAACATTGCTGACGTAGATAGTCCGACAGACAAGGAGTTTGGTGGTAAGTTTGTTGGTAACTATGAGACAATGGATTTAGTAAATGAATTAGATCACAATTTAGTTTCTCAAATATGTAATCCAATAACTAAAGTTATAGTCTCGATAATCGGTCAGGAGTTACATGACCATTGGATAAATGGTTCAAACTATGATGTAGATCATTTAATTAAATTAACAGATAGCCAATAGGAGTAATTATTATGAATTGGGAAATGAAATCTAAATTTACTAACGTAGTTAAAAAGACAATCAATGGTGTAAATTACTTTGCAGTAATTAAAAATAATAACCTCAAAGTAATGTCCATCTTCTATCAAAGAGATGGAGTTCATGGCATGACCAAAGTTAGAAAGTATGACAATCCTGATTGCTTTGGAAAGCCAACAAAAAGATTTCAAGATTTAGCTAAACATTTTGAAATAAATAGAGAGTTAAAATTAAAGCTAAGATCATTGCATGATGTAGCCTAGCTGACGAGACCTAGAGAGGTCGAAACATTGAGCAGTTATTACTGCTCTTTGTCCTAGGATAATTTAACAAATAGGAGTTGCTATTATGGACTATGAAAAATTACACAAAAAGATATGGGATTTAATGCAGAGTATGCACTCAACGGCTGACCAAATAGATGGCTTGGGCGAAGAGTTCCCTGATATGGCTAAGGAAATTGACGAGTTCTTTGAACGTCTTAAAAGAGTAGAAAGACTTTATCTTAAAGTTTCTGATAAGTTTCACACTAAGCATAGGGTAGATTGTCCTGAGGATTACCTAGCTGATGATGATGAAATTTTATCAATCGAGCTTGAAGAAATTCAAGTTGAAGATGACGGCAGAACAATAATTGCATAAGGAGTTGCTTAATGAAAAATGAAATGTGGATAACCACCAAATCGGTTTATGGTCAGGAGAGATATTATCCCTCTTGCGAATTAGCTAGTAAGTTCTCAGGACTACTAGGAGTTAAGACCTTTACTCTTGATAAGCTAAAGATAATTAAGAGCATGGGAATAGAAATAAAAGTTAAACAAAACCCAATAACAATATAGGAGTGCAGACTATGACTAAATTAAAATCTAAGAACGTATTTTTCTCTGAAGAAAATATTAAAAGATTGGTAGCTACTGAAAGCGAGTTTCAATCTTTAAAAACTAATAGAGCTGATGATTATACTTCAATGCAAGAAAAGAAGTTAGATCAATTTGCTACAACTATTAGCCATGCCAAGCCTATTTATGATGCTGACAAAACTGATAGCGATAACTTACCTAGACAAGTTGGAATTGATATCAGAACAGATCTTCAAAATAACGTAGGAATGTCTATCGCAAATAGTAAGGTTCTTTATGAAAAGTCTGTGCAGTTTATCGCAAAGTTTAATGACGATATACCAACTCAGGCAACACCTGAGGCAGTACTTGAGGTCTTTGCTAGTATGAATATCAAAAGTCAAAACGATATCAAAAAGGCAGTATCTAAAGAGAAAGATGTAGATCTAGCTGAAAAGATTGCGAGGCAGTTATTCGGCAAAGTCAAGAACCAAAAGACTAAGCTAGAAGATGGCACAGTTAAAGAGGAAGAGGTTTATATTCCAACTGACCTAGATGCAGATCAGGTTCAAAAAATTTGGGAAGTATTGCAAGATAAGAAAAGAGAAAGAGAGGCTCACGACAAAGCCTCAGCAGATGCCCAAAAGAAAACCTCTGAAGATAATGATGTTATCTCTCGTATGGAGAGTGCCTTAGCATCTTGATTGCACAAATTGAGGCACGATTAATTTCGTGTCTCTGCTTGTTCAATCGAGCAATAACAATAACAACTATAGGAGTTACTATGAACGAATTAGAAATTATCCAAAAGCTAGATAGCATTATAGCTGATCTTATAGCTGATGGACTACATGAGATAGCTATGAATATTGAGATCGAGAAACAAAAGATAGCTAAACAATTTAACCAAGCTGAACTGCATAGTCAGCAAATAGATATAGAGGAGTTACTAGATGAATAAAAATTTAGAAATTACAAAGCACTTTAAAGGCAAGATCTGCAAAGGTGTTTTTAAAAAATTAGACGGCTCAGAACGTCAGTTTTGGGGTGTTCTAAAGTATGAGGATAGAGATGTTCCTAACCTCGTAACTGTCTACGATTTTCGTAAGAATGAGTATCGTAGATTTAGACTAGATCAGGGAGCTATCACTTTAACAAGTGGAAAGACTTTCTACAAAACAAACCAAATCAATGGTGTAACTTTAAAAAATAGGAGTGCTTAATATGAGAATTAAACAAGCTGAAAGAATAATAATCGAGGCTATTAGAAAAACAATCAATAGACCTGAGGGTAAATTACCTATCTGTCCTTACGGCATAGGAACAATGGGGATAGGTAAAACCTACACATTTAAAAAGATAGCTAACATATGTAAGCTATGGCTTGTAACTACTAATCTAGCATCTTACGAGCCGTCAGATGTCGGTGGTATGCAAATGCCTGATGGGGATAAGATGAAGACACTTAGACCTAAATGGTTGCTTAGTGATGCTGAAAGACAAGCTAAGATAGACGAGGGTTATAGTGGTATTATGTATTTCTTTGACGAGCTACCCCAAGCACCTATTCTAAACATGAATATTTTCGCAACCATAGCTGATGAATATCGTATTGGAGATTATCATATTCCGATAGGGGATATCGTTGTTTGTGCTGGGAATAGAATGTCGGATAGATCAGGGGTTAATCAAATGCCTATGCATCTTAAAGATAGAATAACTTCTTTTGCTATCGAGCCTAACCTAGATGATTGGACAAACTATATGTCAGCTAACAAGAAAGATCATAGGGTTGTTTCATGGGTTAGATTTCAACCTGAGTTTCTACATAAGTTTGATCGTGATGCTGATGCATTTCCTACACCTAGATCACTTGAGAGAACTAGCGACATTCTCCAATGGGATTTAGATGAAGACGATCTTTATACTGCCGTATGTTGTCAGATTGGCGAAACTGCATCTGCATCTTTATTTACTCATATCAGGTTGCATGACAAATGCCCTGACATTGACGAGCTTATAAAGAACCCTGAGGGTATACAATTACCTACAGAGGTAGCAATTCAGTTTGCAACTGTTTCATCTTTGGTCAGCAAGGTTACAGATAAAAACATTGGTGCAATGCTAAAGTTTTTAAATAGACTTGATGGAGAGTTTTTAGCTTACTTCATTAAGGATAGTGTAGCTAAGGATAGGGAATTGTTGCAGAACAAGGAACTAAGACTAGAGATGTCTACTAATCAGAAACTAAGAGAACTTGTATTATAGGAGATAAAATGGTTAAGGATTTAAAAACCAAAATATCTAGATCTAATATCAAGTTAATGGTCGACAAAGAGAAAAAGGGTTGGGGATTTTATTTCTCAATCCTTACTCAAATGGAGATGATAGAAAAGATAGATATTCCAACTATGGCAACTGATGGAAAAGATATCTTCTACAATCCTGAGTGGTCTGACAAATTAACTGAGGCAGAGCTAGACTTTGTAAGATGCCATGAGGCTATGCATAGAGTTTTAAGGCATCATCTTAGAATGAGTTCTAGAGACAAGGAGCTATGGAATATAGCTACTGATTATGCCATTAACTCAATCTTGATTAAGTCAGGTATGACCATGCCGAAAGATGGCTTATATGACCCTAAGTATAATGATATGGGTGCTGAGAAAATATATAAGCTATTGGAAAGCGAGGCTGAGAAAAAACCTAACCAATGTAATTGGGGTATGGTTATGCCTAATGATATGTCCGAAGAACAAATTAAAAAAGAAGAGGCTATCATTAAGCAACAAGTAACCATGGCAGTACAGAATACTAAATCAATTGGTAATCTTCCAAGTGATATTAAAGATATCATAAAAGAAATGGAAAGGTCGCAAGTTGATTGGTCTTCTGTAATTAGAAGAGTTGTTGGGGGAGATCAACCTGAGAACTACACATATGCGAGACCGAATAGAAGAGCTTATCATTGTTTCAATATTTACAATCCAAGCACTTTGAAGATGTCTTGTGGAGATGTGATTATTTGGGTGGATACCTCAGCATCTGTTTCTAGAAAAGAGCTATCCCATGCCCTCGGAGAAATTAATGCTATCTCTGAGGATATGCAACCTAACTCGATAACTGTTTACTATGCTGATACCTCTATCCAAAAACAAGAAAGGTATGAGAGAGGAGATGTTATCGAGAACCTAAACGTAAAAGGTCGTGGGGGTACTGACCCAATGTGTGTGTTCAAATATATTGAAGACAATAATGTAAATGTCGACAGTATGGTTTGCATTACAGACATGGGGTTTCATCAGTTCCCTGAGTATGTCGACTACCCATTACTTTGGGTATCAACTGACCTCAGGGCAAAGACACCACCGATAGGGGAAATAACTTTCCTCAATATCTAAACTATGCCCATGGAAGTTACTGTTAACTTCTGTGGGTTTAATCTTAACTTTAAGGAGCTTTTAATGAATAAGTTTAAAAAGAATATGTCCATGAGATCTATATCAGACTACATGACGAATAAAGAATATCCCACCAAGGCAGAAACAAAAGCCAAGCATATGGAGTGCTACGATTACTTTATGAGTTGTAAAAACTCCGAGATGCTAAAAGCATATAAAGAGATACATGGTCTCTCAGGATTAGAGATGCGAGATATGCACCATTACTACAAGCATGGCAGACATGATTACGATTATGACGGAGATGCTAAAGATAACGGCTTTAGACAAATGGTTCAGAAGATGAATAAGTTTACTGACTACGATAGAAGAAGATCGTTACAGTATGTCGCTGATCTATTAGGTCAGATCAGGACTTATAGAAAGCAAGTTAAGAAAAGATCTAGATTAGATCAGGACTTTATAGAAAAGCCTGATGTAATTAAGAAATGGGCAACTGTATCATTAAAGACTTGTCAGGAGTGGTGGAGAGAAAACCACGATAGAACAAGTGTTAGCTTGGGCATTCAAGGTATGTCCGACTTAGCTATTGATAGATATGGTTCTTACAATGAAAAGAAATCTGTAATAAATGATAAGAAAGATTTCACTTGTGTGGACAATGTATACACAGTTCAAAATAGTGGAGACAAGGATAGTTGGAATAAAAGAAATGGATTGTTGATACCACCTCTATGGTATCTGCAAGTATACCGACATGGCTTGTCCTCTGTTGTTTATAAGTCTAGACCTTGTATGGTTATCAGGGCAAAGCCTATGCCTATACAAAGATTAAAGTCTCAGGGCATAGATGTTTATAAGGCTGATATAATCAAGGCACATCATGGCTTAATTGATGTGATAAAAGATTTGTATCTTGTATCGTATCAGAATAAGGCATACGAAAAACACCCTGAGGGTAAACAACACATTGAAGATAGCGACAGAACATTTGCACCTCAGCAGTTCGATACTATGGGCGAATGTTTTACTGCTTGTAATGAGAACCTCAGGATAGCTGAGAATACTATATCAGGGCGATTAGTCTCAGGTATAACAAACTCACTCGCCATTTAAACTCAGGGGGGTCTAGCATGAGCAGTAAAAAGCTGAACTACTATCATAGGGGTTATGTCTACAAAAGTAAGATTAAGATTACTGACAATGGGGATATCGAGTTTATTCACGATATCTCCAAAAGAGATAATCCTGACAATGTTGTTTTCTTTTATTATGGGATTAATAGCAGACCATTAAAAGAAATAGAATTTAAAACCCATGTTGATAACATGATTAAAATAACTGAAAGGAGTTATTAATGTCTAAAATTAAATGGAAAGACTTGCCAACTGATTTCGATTACGAGATCACTTGGCATGATGCCATAAAAAATATTGAGAAGTTAGTAGATGAAAAAAGACTTGAGCTAATGAAAGATCAAGATTTTCATAATGCCCATCTATTAGATAAATACTTAAATGTAATTAAAAGGGGGTACTAATGCAGATCGAAACTATAAATGTAGATGAAATTAAATCTCTGAGAAAAGAATTGGGATATAATAATGCCCAAGAACTATCAAAATTATTAGGCTTTGGAAGTGCAACTATCCCTAGGTGGGAAAGTGGTATGTCTTCTATGAGCAAGTCTCATGGTCTAATGGTCGAGGCTTTCCTAAAAGTTCCTAGTTTTAGAGAATTTATTTTAAGCAAAAATGGTATAGATATGTTTGAAAATGGAGAGTGGGTCGAAGAGGGAGTAATTCATCTTTCTCAGGAAGATATGAAAAATTTTATGAAATATATTCATGGAGATAAAAATGCGAAATAACCCTGACGATTTATCTAATCAGCTTATAGCTAAAATTAAAAAAGAAATATCTTCAGAGATAAATACTTATAAAAGTCATAGCCATGAAGATGATGTTGATAGTCGAGAGCTAGGTATTCTTGATGGTCGATATGAAATGGCTATGCAAATTAAAAATTTAATTAAAGAATGGGAGAAAAAATATTATGGATAATTTTGATCGTTTTTTATTATTCATACTAGGCATTTGTGTTTTGGTTATGTCTAGTGTTACTTTGGCTAATCCTGATGGATATTATATGCAAACTGTAGAGGGAATTATCTTTACTTTGTTTATAGGTTCTGTAGGATTAACCATGGTATTAATAAGTTTTTTTAGTATCTTTTTTAAAGAATAGGGGTTGGAGTTCACTCCTTTTTTTGGTGGGTATGTGCATATGCCTTGGGGTTTTTTTATGAATTATTCTCCCCTACCTAAATGCTATATCTCCCTATGTAGCCATAACCCCATGTAGATTATTATACATATGGCTACAATGGGCAAAACACGAACTCCGTAAATAATAGTGATGTTAAGATATGGAAACTTGCACAAAAAAGGCTCTCAGAGCCTCATACAGAGGGGTTTGCAGACCTCTCTGTATGAAACCTAGCAAATTAACCTAGATGCTCTGTACGAAGAGTATTCGCTTATTAAAAGGGAGATTGTAATTATGGCAACAACTTACAGTAAAATTAACGGAAGATCTAAAGGTTATAGATATAGAAACTCTATTGTTGACCTACAAAGAGATCTTTATAAAAGAAATGAAAAGATGACCCCACAAGAACTCGGACTAGATGAAAAGTTTGAAGACCACCCCAATGGCGATAGCGATAGATATATTGGTAAAGTAGTTAAACAACCTACATCTAATTTGCACCATGCTAGAAAGTCTAGCACTTTTGAGAACTTCTAAAAGTTAATGGTAACTTTAAGAGGACTAGGGGAAATTGGAGAAAGCATGAAATCTCCCCTAGCCGTAACACATAGTTTGTGAGTTTTTCACAGTTTATAATTATTCCTATAAAAGTTTCGTGTCAACTATTATTCCACATCAAATAAAATTTATCTATTATCGTAGATAGACTTTCCACATTTTCTTCATTCCCCAACCATTCCAAGTCCTTGGATAATAATTCCTGATTAGATAAAAGTTTATTCAAAATTATGTAATGTTGTTTATGCAATTCTTTTTTTACATACTTTAAACAACCCATAACTTTTGATCTGAGAAGATTATGCCCATCAAAATTTTTGTTATCACCAACAACACGAGGCATGTAATTCATAGCCTTAACACCAACCAATCCTGATTTATTATAATCTCCTAAAAGTTTATCCAAAGTTTTAAAATGGCTAAGGCAAATTACGTTATTCAAAAGTAGTTTATCCAAAACATTTTGGTCTACTACTCTCATTCTGACATTGTTAGTGTTGCCTATAAACTCAGGCTTGAGGGTTTTGTTGTCTCGTTGGTAGACGTTTTTAGAATGGTACTTCTTTTTCATCATCTTCTACAATGTCAGGCATAAGCATTTTATTAGTTTCAAAAAATTTACCCATGCCGTTATATGATGTGGTTGCTTTATCAAACATCAGGCTACATTCGCCTATCGAGCCGACCCATGAAAACCTACACTTCCATATCAAGACCTCACTAATATTTGAATTAGATGGATTAGGTCTATGAACAGTTAGTCCTACATCTGCCTTTGCAAACCACGAGGCACTCCCTGATATATCGTAACCCTTTGGTGGTGGTACTGTGCCGTCATCTTTTCGCATCATCTTTGTTGGGTGGGCAACAAACCAAATATGTATGCTATGTGCCTGAGCAAAAACTCTCAGCTTTGTTAGCATATCTGAAATCCAATCTGTCTCAGAAGTATTGGGGTCTCTAGCAATATAATTATATGGGTCAATGATAATACCCCTGACCCCATATCTCATTACTGCAACTTTCATTCTTTCAATAATACTGTCTAACGAAGACAAAGAACCATCTGCCTGATACAAAAAACTAAAATGTTCTTGAACAAATTTCTTACCTACGGCTAGATCAGCAGGTGTCATTCTCTCAGTTGCACCATCAAAAAATGGTTTTTTCAAATACTTACTAATCAGCTTTGATATGTGTATTCTAGGCTCATTTTCAAAAGAGCATATGCCAAACTTCCAACCTTTTTCCTTGGCAATATTAATCATTATCTGATCTATAAACTCAGATTTGCCACTTGAGGGGTGTCCTGTAACCACAGATAGCTGACCCTCAACAATGGTGTATAATTCGTCTACCTCAGGATAACCTGTCGAAACACCTTTGCCTATGCCTTGCTCGTAGATATCGTCAAGCTCCTCAAAAAAATGTGAGGCATCATACAATCCCGATACGGGATATGGTATTGGTGTCGTGGCTATCTTATCTAATTTTTCTGCACCATGTTTTGTTAAAACCTCATTCGCATCTTTACAATCTTTTGGATATTCTATTTTCCAACATCTATCCTTACCAACTCTTCTAGCAATCTCTTCAGACATTGCCTGACCTGACTTATCGTTATCTAATGCCAATATAATTTTTGAGCATTTATCTAACTTTGCTTTTGCATTCCAAATAAATTTAAACTTTGTATCTTCCTTGGGGTCAATCTTGCCGTCAACAACTTTAGCAACTGCTCCATGTGGAATAGACACAACCTGATTAAGTCCTATCTCTTTAAAACTCAGGCAATCAATTTCCCCCTCGCAAATTATTACCCAATCTTTTTCCTTGATACTGTCAATGTTGTAAAAGTTTAATGCTGACCCATGACTTGTAAATCCCTTTGATGGAAAACTTCTCATTTTTGCATACTCGATAATGCCATTATTGAAGTACGGAAATACAATACAATCTTCTTCTTTATTGCTCGTGGATATAAATTTTTTAGTTAATTTAAGACCTGAGGAAATAGCAGTATCTTTTGATATTCCTCGTGTTTTTAAATAGTTTATTGCTTTGTTGTCTATGATATCCCAATTATCCTCTATTGCCTTGCTCAAAGGTTCTCTCCTAATTAATCTAAAATTGTTGTGTTTGATTTTTATTGCACCATCTTCTGCACAATGCCAACAATTATAAACTATTGAGTTGTCCTCAACCTTTAATGATAATGTTTTGATATGTTTCTTTTTCCTTTTACTAGAACAAAAAGGGCAGAATATTTTGTGCTGACCTAAACCCAATCTCAGGGCATCAGACTTGATGCTTTCGTTGTTTTCCATAATCTTTCTCCATGTGTTACACAGCAAACATAATTAGAAAAAAAATTATAATCAAGACAAAAGTTAAGTTTAACTTATAAGTTCAGGATATCGTGTCCTACTCCATTGGCTGCCAGAAAAGATTCCTAAATTATCGATAACTTTTACCCTATACTAGTATATACTAGTAATACTAATACTAGTAATAAATAAATATACTAGTATATACTAGTTATACTAGTTAGAATAATTTTGAATTATTTTTTTTAGTTTTTCGCCTAGATATCTTCCAACGATAGGTTTGCTCTCTAAAATTTCTTTGATTGCTTTTTTGATATTCTCGGCATTTAAATCTGCTAGGTCGCATACATGATCGCAGTCATTGCCACTAATCCAAATTCCAATAGCTAATTTTTCTTTACTCGTTCCTAGATAACTATCAGAAATCGCTTGGCATACGACTAGCCTCCATAGGCGTAACTCTGATGTGAGTTCTTGGTTGCTCCCTATCGAGACCCCAGTATATATGTTTTTGCTTAACTTGTCTGTCGTTAGCATAAATAAAACCTTGCATACAATCCAAGATAACGCTTTCATCTAAATCAGGTCTCCTAGATTGATAATATATTTTTATCTCAACAATGACATCAAGTTCAATAAGTTTTTCTAATTTAGGGCATTGTTCTTGAAAAGACTTCACATAATTTCTAGCTTTTTCAGATTTAATTACACCAAATCTTTTTCCAAATTTTACTATTTTTCGTGAGTTCGCCTTTGATGCTGGTTCTCCCTCGACAATAAATTTTATACTTGGATATATTTTATTTGACATTATTATACTCTATGATATACCTAAAATTACACATAGGAGTTTTACATGAAGATTACCAATAAATTTGGTTTGCCACAACCATTTGTTGATTTTATTAAAAACGATAAATACAACAAGGGTAAAGCAGACATATCAGTAACGTCTTTGATAGATAGTCCTAAAATATCTTTAATGAGACAAAAGTATAACGATCAGATAGAAATTGATGCAGTAGATCAGATATGGTCAATCTTTGGAACTTCAGTACATTCAATATTAGAAAGATCAGAAGATGATATTTATTCTGAAACTGAACAACGTCTTTATACTGAGGTTGATGGTTGGACTTTATCAGGTGCTATAGATAGACAAGAGATAGATAAAAAAGACGGAAAGATTACTATCGTTGATTATAAAGTTACCTCGGTATGGTCTGTGATTTACGGAAAGATAGAATGGGAGAGGCAGTTAAATTGTTATGCCTACCTATGTGAAAACAATTACCACCCAATATTTACAGAATTTTCAAAACAAAAAAAAGAAGTTAAGCAACTCAACATATGTGCAATCCTGAGGGATTGGAACAGAAGAGATGCCGAGAAAAAAGAAAACTATCCACAGACACCAATAGTTGTTGTGGACATACCTTTGTGGAGCAAAGAAGAAAGAGAAAGTTATATCAGGGATAGGATTAATAAACATCAAGATGCTCAGGTAAACTTTGACATAAACGAAGAAATGCCTCTTTGTTCTGACGAGGAAAGATGGAAAAAGAATGATGCATGGGCAGTAAAAAAGAAAGGTCAGAAGAGGGCATTAAGAGTTTTAGATAGTGAAGAAGAGGCTATCAAATATATGGATTGGCACAATGAAACCGACAAAGCCTATGCCAAAAAAACAGATTTAGAAATGGAATTTCGCCAAGGCGAATATAATAGGTGCAAGGGTAATTACTGCTCTGTTGCACAGTTTTGTCAACAATATATAGGAGAATAAAAATGGCAAAAGAGAAAAAAGAAAAGAGGGTTAGAGCAAGAACTGCAAAAGGTAAGTTTGTTGCTGATGACCCAAGTACACCTGAGAACGAGGCTTACGTCAAGCCTAAGAAAGTAATTAGGAAAGTCAAAAAGAGTGGTGTTGTTAAATTAAAACCACCTACTAAAGAAGAGGCTTATAAAAAGCACATAAAAGAGGCTACAAAGAAATCACAAAAAGAATACAAAGATTTCTTTATTATAGCTTGGATCAAAAAACTTATGGGAGTATTTAATGGCTCAAATAAATGAGAAACTAGAAAAACTTCTTAAAGAAGTTGGAGAGGTTGTAGACCTTAAAGACAGATCTAGTGCAGTATGGTCATTACCACAAAACCAAAGTGTTATGATTGTAAAACATAAAGCATTAGAAAAGATATCAGCACATCTTGGTATGTGGTTTGATGCACCTAAAATTATTGAAAGTGATACCGAAAAGAAAATAGTTTCACTAGTTGTTCAAGGTTACATAGATGATGGCAAAGGCAAGAATACTGCTTGGTCAATTGGAGAAGTTAGTCCTGACAATTATAAGACATATGCTAAACAAAGCTCTTATCCCTATGCCATGGCTGAGAAAAGAGCTATTGATCGTGTCATATTAAAACTCTTGGGTGTTCATGGAGACTTTTATTCTCAGGCTGAAATAGACGAGCTTGAAGAGAGTAAGGAAATAAAAACCAAGAAACCACCTAGAGAAAACAAAACACCAAAAGAAGAACTTCAAGATTTAGCAGAGAAAGATGAAAATATTAAAGAAGTACTAAAACATTTTCCTGATGCTGAGTTGGTTAAGTATTTTGGAGAAACAAAGTATCTTGTTGCTTTAGATGAAAATGAACAAAGAATAGATACAGAAGAAGATTTAATAAGCTCAACAAAGGGTTTTATTAAAGAGATGTATAATTTTAATTATGAGAAATCTTTAGAATTATACAACAAAAACGAGGAACTCTTTCTTATTTACAAAGAAAAAAATGAAAACGGATATAAAGAGTTAATGAAATGGATAGGCGAAAATACTAAAAAGGAGAGTGCATAATGGCTATCAAAGAAAAAGATTACAAACCTAGTGGTTCTTTATTTACTAATGAACAAAGAAGAGGAGAAAATTCTCCTGACTACAATGGTTACTTGCATATTACATCTGACGTATTAGATGATTTGATTGCAAAAAGAAAAAAACAAGTTATGGAATGGGAACAACAAAAACCTGATATCGATTGGTCTAAAGTAGACAAAGACAAGATGTTTCATCTAGACATGGATTTGAGTGGTTGGAAGAAGATTGCTAAAAGTGGCAAACCATGGCTCAGGATTACTGCAAATGTTCCTAAAGAAAAAGAGAGTAATAAACCATTCTAGTGAGGTCAATATGTCGGACAATAACCATGATAGTAGTATAGATGATGAATGGCTGACTTCTGATGAAGTTATGAGATATCTACATTTAAGTAGAATGTCTTTTTATTCTATTCTTAAAAAAGACGATAGTTTTCCAAAAGGATATGCAATCTTAACGAGGAAAAAACTTTGGAAAAAAGATGATGTTGAGAATTGGGTAAAAAGCAAATCATCAACTTCTGAAAGTTAATGATAACTTCTATGGACTACAGTAGACCAAAATATGAGACAAGCTATGACTTGTCAAACGAGGGCAGTATTATAAAGATTGTTTCTAATAAGTGGAATGTCAATTTTTGTAAACTGCCTTTGTCATACAGATTAGATTATGCACTTTACAAATCAGATAATTTAAGAGGGTTCTGTGAAGTAAAACGGCGAAAGTATAGAAAGTCCGATTTCCAAACTTATATAATATCGCTAGACAAAGTTATAAAAGCAAGAGAACTAGCAAGTATAACGAATACAAAATCAGTTTTAATAGTATCGTGGGTAGACGTTATTGGTTGGATTGACTTCAATAACGATTTCGTTTGCCGTCAGGGTGGTCGTGTAGATAGATCAGATTGGCAAGATGTAGAACCCATGTGTCATTTTAATATACAAGAATTTAAACCAATAGTTGATTGGAGAAACAATGATAAGCAAGTGGGCGAGGAGTAGAGCTAGATTAAGAGAATATGTAAATCAAGTAAAAATAGAGAGAGGTTGCGAAAAGTGTGGCTACCGAGAAAATCCTAGAAATTTACAATGGCATCATGTTTTGCCAAAAACTAAATACAAAGCAGTTGCTGAAATAGTTAGTGAAGATAGATGTATAAAGAAAGTCAATGCAGAGATAGAAAAATGCATATGTGTCTGCAAGGCTTGTCATGGAATGTTGGAGATGTAGTTATGAGATTAGCAGATGGATACGAAGATGCTTTCATTGGTACTACTATAAGTGCATTTAGTAGAAAACAAGTTGCAGTATATGATTATGATAAGTGCTTACTAATACTTATCAACAAGTATGGCTTAGATGATGAAACGGCAATGGAGTGGTTTAGTTTCAATGTATTAGGCTCTTGGGTGGGAGATGACACCCCAATATTTATTAATCAACATAACATCAAAAACATAGAGGAGTATTTAGATGATGAAGATTGAGGATAATGTAAACAGACCAAAGCACTACAGAAAAGGTAGGGTAGAGTGCATAGATGCAATAAAAAGTGCATTAGGAGAGGGTTACGAGTACTACCTTCAAGGAAACGTAATCAAATATGTTTGGAGATATAAACATAAAAATCTTCTTGAAGATTTAGAAAAAGCACAATGGTATCTCAGGGAGTTAATTAAGATAAAGAAAGGAAAGAATAGATGAAGTCTATTAGTGAGGAAGAGGTACAGAAAGCCGTAGATTGGCTAAGAGATAACTCTGACAAATGTGCCAAAGCTAGGGCAACAAGAATATACTTAGAGGAATATAGGAAGTCCATAAAGGCTTTACTTATGAGCAAGTATCCTGAGCTATCTGTTTCTGCTCAAGAAAGAGAGGCTTATGCACATGAAGAATACAAGGAACATCTAAAGTTAATGAAAGATGCAATATACGAAGATGAACGTATGAGATTCTTTAGGGCATCTGCTGAGGTTAAGATAGAGGCTTGGAGAACACAACAAGCTAACATAAGGTCTATCAAATTATAAACACACACTTTCTCTAGTCATGACGAGTAACCAAGAAACGTCTTTAGGCGTTTCGCCCTCGCCTTGAAAGTGGGTGTTGCCCATTATTGTCTCCATATTCGGACTTTGCAGTCGGCTGCGTAATATAATAACACTAAAATCGTGAACTTCTAGAGGTTAATGTTAACTTCTAACTTGCCTCTCTAAACCCAGCCGACCTCATCAGGATAAGCCCACGCCTCATGAGGTCGTTAATCCTATCCCTCCTTATCTTTATAAGATTCTTTATGACTTTCTCATCTAGTCTTGGGTTTCTTTCTATCTCTCTTATTTGTCTTAGTAATCTGTTTCTTGCGTTGTCTATTGCCTTGAGCCTTGGAACAATACTTAACTGCTCTCTATTATCCCTGAATATTTCTCTTGTTAATTCTACATCACCAGATCGTCTGGCTAAGTCGTATCGTGCTAGTATCGTGAATAACGCTTTTCTATTTTCTAAATAACTTGATACATCTTCTCTTTCACTTGGAGATGCTATTACCTTTCTTGCAAAAGGTATCACACTAGTTAGTGGTGCTTGTAAGTCCTCGTTGATAGCGTCATATATCCTGAAAGGCGATTCTAGTGATCTTTGAACAAACCTTCCAACACCACCAGTTGTATAATCAAACCAAAACTCCATAACGTCTGGTGAAAGATCAACAAAGCCACTTTCTACTGCATCTCCTCCTGATATGCTGTTTAAGAAATTAGCTATTGTTACTGCCGTTCCACTTGTGCTTGACCAATATGCCTGACTATTAGGTGTAGGTCTTGATGCAAATTGAGGTGACTCTTTAAATATAGGGTCACCTTTGTAGTCCTCGTTGATAGCCACACTGACAAATGGGTCCAGCACTGTAGGAGCTGCCAAGTTATAAAAATTATCAAAACCACCAAAAGGACTTAAACTTTCAAATGCAGTACCAAATATGGTCCGGCTAGCCTCCCCGGGTGTATACTCGCCCCTAGCAGCTCTCGAAACAGCTCTTCCTGCATTTACAGCTAAATTCATTCCATATGCTAATGGTATTGTAATAAATTTATCTTCTGCTAAACCAAATGTTGGTAATACAAAATTATGCTCTAATATATATCTTGGAAGTTCATCGTAGTCTTTAATGCCATCTTCATCCTCATCACCTGACAACAATGAATTAAATGCATCTTGCATAACTCCATAAACAAATAATCCAGCCCACACTTTTCTTACCCGCTTCGACTTAACCGCAGCGTTTATCAGTGCCATTGATCCTTGCATTGATGCGTTATAAAATAAATACCATGAATTTAAAAATTGCTTCTGCTCTCCACCCTTCGCAAAGTTAACTGTTAAGTTTCTTGCTGCTTGTGCAGCCCTAGCCGTGCTAACGCCTCTTTTTACAAGCGCTGTGTATAATGAGACACGCACACCATTTTCAACTGCTGTGTTGTAATCATCTAAGAACTTACCTAATTTACCAAAACCTTTCTTAACTAATCCTAGCTTTCCTTTTTTACTATTATCAGACACATCACTAAGTATGCTGTTTATACTATTCATCTGATCTTGAAGATCGTTCATTTGGTTAGTTGCGTTCTTACCACCTGACTCAACAAATTTTGTGTACTCTTTTGCCCAAAAGCTATCAACATCTCCATCTCTTAGATTCTTAGATATACCTTTCACCGCAGGTAGCGCACTCTTAAGAACTTCAGACATTAAACCTTTTTCATCATACTGTTGAACATTCACACCAGCAGTTCCCAAGTCTCTAGCAAAGTTTGGTATAACAAAAGATGGATTGTATGTTGTATTAATATTAGATAAATATCTGTTCAATTTACCTAAAGCTCTTGTAAAGCTGCCTACACTATCAGGGGTCATAAATCCTTTCATAGCCCTAGCTATTCTAGCATCGTTAAGTGTTATGTAGACATTTCTGCCATTTTCTCTAACAGTTAAATACTGTTCTTTTTCACCTAAGTCTTTTGGTATATCATCTTTGTTGAAATAAACTGCACTTATGTGTTGCATTTCTTTCTTTAAGTTATCGTTAACTTCTGTGGTCCCATCTTCTATGCCCCTAACAAGATTTAAATAACTTAAACCAACCTTGTTTCTTTCAGCATCTGCAATAGATTTATTATTTTGTGCAAATAATGTAGCAACTATATTTTCTGCGTAGAAATCTTCTACTTCACCCTCTTTGGATCTTACCCTTCCCCGTGCTTTACGGTCCGGTCTCTTCGTGGCACCAAATAAATTTTGTATTACAAAGTTTTCGGCTCTCTCTTCTCTTTTGCTGTCGCTATCTGCTTCATCTTCAAAGTTTAAATCACCTCTCAATGGAACATAGTTTTCATATATTCTCTCATACTGATTACCTTCTTTATCAGTAAACACCTCTGGAATAAGACCGCCTTGTTTTCTTTCTTCATTTGTGTTCTTAACTATAGATTTTGCAAAGTTTTTAATATTTTTTATCTTTGTTTTCTCAGAGTCAGGTAATGTCAATATCCAATTATTTATTCTATCAGCCTCGTTGGTATGCATACCAGATGCGATTGGGTTTTTTAAATAATCATTCCTCTCTTTCGCATGCGCAGCATAAAGGATGGCATCTGCAAGTGCCATTTTTCTACTAGGATACCTGCCATCAATTGCTGTTTTATAAAAATTAGATATTCTAGATAATGTATTTAATGAGTCTTGATTAACATCTAATGTATTTATAGTCTTAATCATTGGGTCAAAAAACTCTTTTTGTGCTTTTTCTACTTTTGCACCTGCTATTCCATGAAATAACTCTTCTTGCATATAAGTATCCATAGCATCTGTTATTTTAGCACCATTTTCTCTTAGCTTGTCCATTAAAGCACCAATAGGCAAGAATCTATCCTGTATTTGAATCAATAAATTTTGAGCTGCTTTTCTTAAATCGTCTTCCTCAACTCTACCTAAAGTAAATTTATGCCCAACCTTTGCTAAAACTCTAGATAAATTATCATACTGTATTTTTATTCTTGTGTTAGATATACCTTGATCTATTTCAGCACTCATGGGTGTTTCTTGCTGATTCATAGAAGCAGTGCTTAACATACTTTGTTTAAATAGCTTTTCTTCTGGATAACCTGTTCTTATAACAAAAGAATCAAACTTAAATGACGGACTTGTCTCATCTAATTTTTCTCCTCGTTTAACAAATTTTAAAGGCATAACAAATTTATTTTGCTTTGCTCCTCTTTGTGGGGTCCTGTTAAACTCTAGCCTAACACCTGTGGCTGTAGTGTTAACAATCTCTACGCCATTGTTAACGTCATCCCTATTCTGCTGATAATATAATTTTGCAAGATTGTCATAAAACAAATCTTTTATATTTTTATATTTAAATGTTTCTAATAACTCTTGCTCATGGCTTTTACCAGTTGTCGGTCTTACTGCTGTAATGTGATCGTTTCCAAATCCACTATACAAAAATGTATTTCCTCTAGGTATTTCTTCATGCTTACCATCTACAAAAAATACAGGAAGACTTCTGTTATCTAGATTTATAACACCATATAAATACTTACCCAGCTCTCCTGTTGCACCATATGCAGAGTTTTGTTTGCCAGTTGATATCATGGCAAACTTTTGATCGTTTATTGTTTCTTTAATTAACTCTAAATCTTTAGGATCAACGTCTTTAGCCGGATCGTAATCAACTAACTCTTCTTCGGTGTACTCTCTTTTTTCATGCCCGATATTTGTATCAACCTGTCCAGTAGAATCGATAGATCCTTGTCCTGCACCTCGCTTATCAGCGAGTCGCTCTCGCTCTGTTGGGGGGAGTGCTTCTCCAATGGTTTGGTCATCTATGCCTTCCTTTCTTAAAAATGCTATTGCTGCGTCTACATAATCGTTATCGCTTCCTTGTCCCGGGGCTACCCCGATGCTCTTAAATAATCTTTTTTCACCGTACCAATACACGGCCTGTGAGTCAGCAACAGTTATTTGTCTATTAGTCTGTCTGTTATATCTATCAATAACCCTATTATATAAAACCCTAAACTGTTTTCTGTTAGTCGGTGTCTTTGGTGTTTCTTGTAATCTTGTCTCTAAGTTTTCAGCTAATCTTTGCGCTCTTGATAAAAACTCTGTTTTATATGTATCTATAAATTCTTTTGTTCCAAGTTTCTTTCTTCTTATTCTCTCTATATCTTTATTAAATCTACCATTTATTAAAGTAGAAAGCTCTCCAACATTAGATATATTAATTATATCTGTGCCTAATTCATCTGTTGCAACTTTAATTCTACTAATTTCATCTTCTGTGCCTGACTCTAATGCTTTTTGGAACTCTCTAAGCGCATCTTGTTTATTCTTTACAAGAGTTGTTTCTCCTATTGTTCTAAATGGTACGCCAAATATTCTATTTACAAAACGCATAAACCATCTATCCATAGTAAGATATTCATAATTTCCTATTATGTTTTGATAAAATGCACCTATTTTACTGCCAAATATAAAAGACATTGGCACCATTTCATCTGCTGTCTCTTGTTTAAATGTAACCTTACCACCAGTGAGACTTGTTAAAGATTGTATTAATGGATCGTTTTCTATTTCTTTCTTTGATCTAACAACTTGTAAGAACTTCTTTATCTCCAAGTCTGTCATGCCTTTTTCTTTTTTTAATATATTATATGTTAAAAAAGACTTTTCCATAGCGGATGCTTGACTGCCTTGGTTTTCTAATAATAGTTCACCAGTTCTTTCCCAGTTTTCCATTTGTGTTTTTAGTGCATTGCTTTGCGCAACTACTGCCTCACCGTTAGAAGATATAGCTAGTACAAATTCAAATGCAGCTTCAGCGTTCTTATCAGTTTTAATTATAGGAATTGATATTGCATATAACTCTTTTGCAAGTTTAATCTTATCATCATACCAACCAATAGCTGATTCATCTGCCTCTACCTGAGCTTTTAGCTCTTCAAACATAGCTAATTCAGCAAGCTCTCTGTCTTCTGCGTTATTTATATCAAGTGTTATATTCCCTCTTTCCGCATGCAGCTGTTTCACAGCCTCAGTCATTTTTACAGAACCAACTTTAGCTCTTTGTTCAAATTGACCATTTTCATCCATTCTATCTAATATTGTTAAATCTCTAGGCTTTATGCCTTTTATAGAATACTTCTCAGGATCTGCATCAAAATTGCTATCTGTTAATTCACCAAGACTAGCATCAACCTCAGGGTCATTAGTAATAAGATATTTAACAGGCAGTAAATCAACCTTTTGCTCTGCAAACGGCCTATCTGACAGCTTCTCTACACCCAGAGCGCTTTCATTAAAATTGACCCAGCTATTTTGTCCCCTTGTTTCTGATGTTAAAGCCCATCTTGCATAGGGGCTTTTAGTCATAATCATGTGATTACGCCAAGCAGCTTCTTCTCCTAACGGACCAAAGCCAACAGTGGACATTGTATGCGCATAGTAATCATGGACAGCTCGTAATAAATCATTAACAAGCATAGGTCTTCCGTTTATATCTACTATATTTGTTGGCTCTAATAAGGGGTGATTATCATAGACCACACCTTCAGGTCCAAATGTATCAGCTTCTGTTCCAAAAATATAAAGATGGTTATTGGCAAGTATATCTTTTCTCATAGCCTCTGACATTCTAGCGCCTGTATATGGCTCACCTTCGTCTTGATATATCTCTACCTTTATAGGCATAGCATTGTATTGCTCTGTAACTTCTTGTGCTAATTCAGTATATGCTCTTCTAACAGTTGGGTTGTCTAAGTTATTTATACCCATAGCATCATAGTCTTTTGCTATTTCCATCTGTAGATTCTTCTGTTTATCTGTAAGAGTCTTGGCCTGTACAGTTGGGTCTACTAGTCTTTGCGCTAATCTATTAGCTATTCTGTTTGCTGTTTTGTCTGCTTGGTCGGTCTCTGGGAGTGGAAAGTCGCCTCTAATTTGTTCATAGGAATTTGTGGCCCCGTATCCTGAACCGTAAGCCCAGAGTCTTTCAACTCTTGTATCAAGGCTTGAAATTCTTGGTCCAAGAAGTTTTCTTGCTCCTCTAACTGATTTTCTGAAGTCTCTGATTGCTGTTCTGTCATTTGGATCTCCTAAATAATAAGCCTGAAGTGATTTGTCAGTGACAGTAAAACCTGCCAATCCTGTTTTATCTATTATACTTGATAACTCTTTTGTTGGTATAGACTCTGTTAATCTAAAGCTAACCACAGGTGTATTGTAACTGCCATCACCAAACTGATAACCAACTAAATTATTAAACCTTCCAAATCTATCAGCTACTCTTTGTCTTACATGTATTTGTTCTTGATTAAAGTTTTGAGCAAATTTCTCAAGAGCAGATAAAGCTAGATCTTTTCTTCCCTCATCAAATGTTATCTTCAATCCTACAGCAGGCTCTAGATCACTGCCGTACAAGCCGTAGGCTGGAGTTGACTCTACTTCTACATTTGGTATTGCTTGAGTTAAATAATCAACAGAGTTTATTGCAACTTCTTGTAGCGCAACCATAGCATCTTCATCACCTTTGTTTGCTGCCTTTTGCAGTTCACTTAACCCAGTTATGCTATCAGTTGCTGCAGATATATTGGCTCTTATCTCACCTCGTAATTGACTAAACTTTTCCTGATTCTTTCTATCTATCAATGAGACTTCTGTCTCAAAAGGTACATATTTTACATCTGAGGGCAAGTTATCCACAGGCTTAGGTGCATTATCCTCTGTGTAGAAGTTAACGTTCCCTTTTACAAAAACCTTGCTACCAAGATGAACTGCTGTACCTTTTATAGATTTAACTGCATATCCATTTTTATCTGTAAATAAATGAGTTCCATTTATACCTCTGGCTTCGCTACCCGGGTTAAAAGACAAGATGTTATCAGGGTTAGAAACAATATCTTCTATCTCTTGTCTGGATATATTCGTTATTCCTCCATAACCACCAGCCATAGGGACTTTGTCTTGCTTAACGCCAGTTCTTGTTACACCTTTGTATATGTCAGCCCTTTTTTGAGGTGACACCATAAGCTCACTATCTTTTATAGCAACAACGCTATCGTATCCCAAAGCAGTGCCGTATGATTTAGCAGGGTGTACTGTTTGCGTCATCCCTATGCTACCGTCATCCAATTGCACAAAGCCGTTTAAATTAGGTCTAACTGTAACCATTTGGCCTTCTTCAAGCTGTCTATTCTTAAACAGCTTGTTCATTATTTTTGTTTGATCTGTAGAGTTTTGTTTATTTGCTCTTATAAACTGCGCTGTCTCTAGAACGTTATCAGGTATAATACTTGGTCCAACCAATCTACTTTCTCTTTCTATTGAGTCTTGTAAAGCGTCTGGTGATGCACTCTTTTTCTCTGCCTCAGATACTCTTCTTTGAAAGTTTGTGCTACCGATATCTCTAAATAAATCACCAGCTTTATTAAATCCTGCTTCTTTGTGTGATTGAAATAATGTCTTAAAAAAGTTTATTATTCTACCAAATAATGTCTTAGGCTTACCACCTAACACAATTTTGCCATCAGCAAAGTCTCTGTACAACTCAGCTATAGCTTCTTCTGCCTGCTCTTCTGCTGTGTATTTAGAGCCATCAGACTTAGTCTGATACATTCTATTAGCTCTATCTAGATATGTGTATTTTCTTTCTACCTTTTCACCATTAATAATCTGTACATATTTTCTATTTTTGGCTGCATTTACTAAAATATTCTGTTCTTGCTGTGTAAATACGCCTAACTCAAACAAAGCATGTATTATTTCATGATTCATTACAGAGCCTAATCTTTGCTGTAACTCTGTTTCTGTAAGGCTTGGGTCATATATTTCCATAGCTAGAGCTATAGTTTTATTAGAGTACACACCCTCCGTTACAGTCCCTTCTGCTATCGCTTCTTCTGGCCGCTGTCCTCTAGGTGTAAGTATAGGTTTAAAATCTAACTTAATATTACCTAATCCAATAGCAGCTAAAGATGCCTTCAATGATTTTTGTACTGCACTTTGTTTTGCTTTGTACTCATCTGTTTTGAAGTTTGCATTGTCAAATGCGCTCTTTGCTTCTAGTGGTGGTATTATTTGACCTAGACGAATTACATTTTTACCCAGTTTTCTGTCTGATCTACTTGCTAAATTAGTCGCTGCCTTAGATGTGTCGCTGTATTTCTTGCTTAGATCATCTATCTCTCCATTAATCTCATCTAGTCTATTAACTTGATCTATGGATAAATCACCTATAGCACCCAACTTTTTCTTTTCTTTTTGTAGTTTATCCATATCTTTCATAATGGACTTAACTCTTGCTTTTAGTTGCTCTGACTTAATCCTAATATCCTGCTCTTCAGATAAAGTGGCAACTAACTTGGCTTTGTCTTTCTTTATAACATTGTTTTGTAATAACTTATCTCTAATGCCATTTATCTTCGATTGAGGTATCGGCTTTTTGCTTTTAGTTTTTAGCGCCTTCTTAGCTATGGCCTGTGTAAACTGCCCTTCTTTTTTAACAGCATCTTTTACTTTATTGTAGTCTAAATCTTTTGTATCAGCTTCTAAATCGTTAGTTCTATCTATAGCAACATCAAGCTCTTCTTGTGTAAGAGTCTCCTTGTTTATCTCCAAATCGAAATCTGTTGTGCCAGAAACGACATCAGCATATGTAATTTCTTGTATCCTTTTATCTTTTATTTCATCTTGAATATGATTTGGGAGTTGTGAAAGAGTTACAAACTTGCCATCTGTGCTTTTAAAACTCTCTATATCTTTTTGTTGATTAATAAAATTAACAGCATTTGTGTTCATAGTCTGAACTTGCTGTGCCATTATTCTATCGTCACTATCTAATTGACTAATTTTGTCAGGCTGTTTGTCTTTATCACCACCTACAATATTACCAACAGAACTAACTGTACCACCAACAAGACCTGCCGCAGCAGCGACTTCTATATATGTGTCTAATGCTTCTTGATCCCAAAGAGGTTTACCATCACGATGTCTAGCTAATATTTCTTGACCTATTTCAGTTGGAACCTCTGCTGCAACACCTTTACCTGCTCCTTTTACAGATCTGGTAAATAACCCACCACCAGATAATAATTTACCAGCAAAACCAGCAGTGACTAAAAGATCCCCTAATGTGTCTAATGCGGCCATAGGAGCGGCATATGTAAGCGCTTTTAGCTGATTGACCTCGCCTGTTACTGGGTCCGTAGATGCAGGAACACTGTCACCATAAAAATATGGCAAATTAGCAAGACCAGCACCTATCAATGTTCCTATTTTTATACCGCCTATTGTACCTGCAGGACCTAAGAAAGATCCGACAGCTCCACCTATAACCGATGGGGCTAAATTTGGTAACTGCTCACCAAACACAGATGCCGCATAATCCCCAAATGTGGAAAGATTATTAATACTATCTAATCTTCGTGCATCCTTTGCTTGCTCTTCTAATTGTCTAGTATTTTCTTCTGATACTTCTTGCCCATAATTTACAAGACCTTCTATACCAAAACCTTTACCAACACCAACAAGAGCATCACCGTATGCTCTTTGTAACTGATCTATCCCTCTTGATACACCTTTTGTAAATAAATTACCATCATCAGGAACTTGCTCTGTAACTTTCTCTTGACCTCGTAAAGCTAAAAACTGCTGTATTTCAAGAGATTCTTGCTCTGTAGGAGTGTCTCCATCTATCTCAAATGTATATAATCTGCCATCTAATGGATTGCTAACGTCAAATGTTGCCATCTTAATCCTGCTTCTTAATAGCTGCTTGTACCTCTGCCTTACTAAAATAGTTTGGATTTATACCTGTGTAAGATTTTGTAAGCTGATCCCTTAAAGCTCTTGTCTGTTTAAGCTCTTGCTTTAATCCCTCTACTGTTTTTTTAGACTCTTCTGTAGGGAACTCTTGAGCTTCTATTATTTGCTCTTCTAACTTTGCTATAGAATTAGTTAATCCAATAACTCTATTTAAGGCATCATCCATACTAAAAACATTTTTATTTTTAGCTAACTTAGCTCTTGCATTTAATAAATCCACGACACCTTCTTGATATCTCTCTTGCGCATCTCTATAAGCCTGTAATCCTACACCAGCACCTTCTCCTATTGCCTGCCCAAGTGTAGGTTTATCTGATGCCATAATAGCTAATCCTGCCTGTGCTAAAGCTAAATACTTGTCTTGCTCTCTGCTTTTTGCAAGATCTTGTTGCATAGCAACTAACTGCTCATCTAATGTAGGCGGTTTTGCTGCATCTGCTGCTTTCTTAGCGGCCACCTTTGCCTTTTCTTTTTTATCATCTTCAGCATATAAAGAAGCCGCATCATCAACAGGATCTCCTTCACTAAATGTTTCTTCAACAAATTTACCTGTTTTATCAGTCCCAACATTTACAGGTATATTACTTGCATCTCCCATTCTTTCATCGTCTTCATCTCCGTAATATCTTAATCCTTGACCATAAGGAGGTTCAAATGTTATCTCTCCGGGTTGTGCATATTTTTTACCACCCATTGCTCTACTAATTCTTTGAACAAAATTTAAATCAGGTCTATCTAAACCTGCAGGACCAAACTCTCCAGCCATAGATTTATCTTTTGTTGCGGCTTCTCCTGTAGATGTCATCATTTGAGTCAATAGGTTTGGTTTTATAGCTCTTTCGTCATACATAGGTATGTTACTTTTTACACCAGATACATAATCAGTATCTAAAGGATCACCTTTAAATCCCTTTGTTCCGCCTATTCCTTGATTATAAGCCAATAAAGCTAAATTTCTATCTCCTCCTAAATTTTTCTGGGCTGTATCTAAATAGCTTTTTACGAATGACTCTGTCTTTTCACCACTCATTAGAACGCTATCTATCTTTTCTTTGTTATCAGCATATGCTTGCTCTGCTGTTTCATATTTCTTGCCTTTACCTATTTGCGCTGATATCTCAGGAAACAACTGCAACATACCGTACCCCGGCATTAATGCTGTAGTTGGCATAACTTGGAAAGGACCAACCTCCCCTGAGCTGCCCATTAGATTCTTGCCAAAACCAGATTCTTGACCATATATACCATATAACTCAGGTGTTGATGGAAAGTATGTTCCTTGTTGTGCGTTTACAACGCCACCCTCTGCATATCTATCTAAAGGATTTCTATAACCAGAATCAGCTGGTTCAGTCATCATCATTGGCTCACCACCACCTTTACCACCTATGCCTCTGCGCACGGGTATGTCGTACGGTCTATAAAAACCACCTCTATCCACACGTACAGGACCTCTATATCCCGAAGGTATAAAATTTGCAGGTCTCGTCTGCGCTTCAAATGGTCTCCTCATAATTTGATTATCTAAATTGATATTAAATTTTGATTCTGCTTCATTCTCTATTTGATCTAAATAAGGATCTATCTCTTGCCCCATACTTTCCCTTATTTCATTACCAAACTGAGCTAATCCACCTGATCTCATGTTTATTGGTGCATTTGTTCCTACACCCTCTGAGGCGGCACTTGCAGGAGCCATAGCCTGAGCCATACCCATTATACCAGATGCAGGGACACCTGCGCTAGCCACCGCTTCCTCGGCCACTGTTGAGGGGTCCGATGCTTGTGCTGCTTGATAGTCAGACTTAACTCTTTGTCTTCTATTCATTTCAGACAATACAAGATATTGTGGCGCCGTTCCTGATGGCCTCCTCATTTCATTAACTAACTGCTCTTCTGAAAAGTTTTTTAAATCATCTTGTAATTGTAATATATTCATTATCTTGTTAACCCTCTATATAATCCAAGACCTGCTATACCTGTACCTAATGCTTCTTGGATAGGATTATACTGTTGAAATTTAACAGTCTCAGTTGATGGTTGCACAGGAACACCACGCAATATTGATGATAAGAATGTTAGGCTCTCTCTTGGGAAGTCTCTTTGTCTTACAAAGTCTTCATAGGCTAAATCTAACCCAGCTTGCTGTCTTGCTTGTTGGTCTTTACCTATCTTTTCTAATAGTTCTGCTGCTTGTATATCGCCTTTCCTAGCAAGATCACCTAACTGTGCTAATTGCGTAGACTGCTGTGTGAGACTTTCACCAGCACTAATGCCTAATCTTTCTGCTTGCTCTCTAGCTTGTCTATCTCTTTCAAACTGCTGTTGCGCAGATTCAAACGCCCTTTGTTGTCCTGTAGCCTGTATTTCACCTAATTGTCTTTGCAATGCTTCATTAGCTAAAGCTCCTTGAACTGCTGATCTACTACCACCAAAAGCTCCTGCCTGCACCGCTTGCGCATCTCTGCCTGCAGATGCTCTTTGAGCGTCTAGAATGGCCTGTGCTTTTTGCACATCTACTACGTTCTGCATATATGGTGACATATACTGCTGCGCTGCATCACTATCAAATTGTTGTGCTTGAAAACCTAAACCTTGTGCTGCTCTTCCCATACCTGCAGCAACACCTGTTTGAGCTAGGGGTAAACCTGCAATACCAGAGTCAGCAATACTCCTAACTCTTTCTCTTGATGCGCCTAAATCTGCTGATTCATCTGCTAATCTTTGCCCCTCATATGGCGTATAAGCTCTTTTACTTTCAGACTCAGCTCTTTGAATCATATCAACTGCATATGGTTCAAAGTATTTAGGTAAATTACTTTGTACTACAGTTTGCTCTGTTGGTTGTGGTCTTGATCTACCTTTACCCATTGTCTATCTCCATACGATAAGCTATATACTCTGGTTTCCAATTATATCTTTTTAATACCTTTATCCACGCTTTCCTGCCATAACCTTCTAAATGACTGCATCCACAGTCTTTTGCAAAGCTAGTTAGTTTTTCCATAGCAATAGGTAACCACTCTGCCATTCTTTTACCACCTACCCAATCCATCGCCATAGCACTTCTATTAGGATATTTTATTAATCTAGTTGTCAAAGCCGCTATTACCTTATCTTCACCTTTATCATCTATAATTAACCAAAGATTATAAAAACCTTTTGTTAAATCTTCGTAAATATCATCTATATGATACTTACCTTTACTTGTCTCTACAGCCTTATTAAGCATATTGATTACATCAGGCCATACTATATCTATTGCCTCACGAGGCACTGCTGTGCAAATCATGCAGGCAACATCATCTCATCAGGTATATCTGGTGGCTGCATCTTGCCTCCAGTTCTTAACTCTCTTACTCTATCCATCATATTTTCTAATTTATCTGCTCCAGCATCTGATGATCCGTTGCCTAAGCCACTAACGACATCAGCAGGTACAACAAACTCGCCATCACTAAGTAATACATCTTGCTCTCCTTCTAAAGATGCAGGTATCATATCATCCATGCCATCACCCATGCCTTTTACCATACCGTCACCCTCACCAGTGTTTTCATCAAACTGACCAGACTGCACTTTATCAACTAGATCTCTTAACGCATCTTCACCAAACTTTGCTAAGAACTGACCTAATATTACCTCTGGGTTCTCAGATGTGCCTTTAATGGCCTCTACAGCCGCACTGATAAGCTCTTTGTCATTCATTTGACCTTCACCTTCCATTTCATTTCCTAAGGCTACCAAACCGCCCTCTTGGAAATTTCTTTGAAAACCAAAGTCAAACTCTGGATCTTTGCCCGGATCATAATCATCAGGCATTTTTCTTACATCACCAGATATAGGCTTGCCTCTTGGTGCAACAAAATCATCTTCTACTTTCTTCATAGGAGGCGGGGCGGCAAAAGATGCGCCCAAACCTGTACCAATAGCTGTTGGTGATCCTAGTTGGCTTAAAAATCCAGCTTCTGACATGGGAGCATATATATTAGCTCCTCCAGCTTGAGCTAATTTATCAACGCTAAATGAACCCGGAGCAGCTAAACTTCCGCTACCTGCCTTAGCTGCATCAAATCCATATTTCATACCTTCAGTAGGAGCGGCTCCACCCATTGCTGAACTTCCACCGCCCATTTGCCCACCTATAGCTCCACCAAGGCCTCCTAAGAAAGCGGCTTCAAGGGCCTCATCTGTACCTCCGCCTTGCAACAAAGAACCTATACCACTTCCTATGGCACCTGCCATAAACGCAGGCATAATAGTTGTAGGTATTAATGCCTGTGCCGCCATTCCTAATATTGCTGGTAACATATTACGCTCCTAATGCTTTCATTCTGTTTATTAAACGCTCTGCTCTGTTAGGCACTTGTGTTCTCCATTTTGAGTCATACATCTGATTTGCACTCTCAGTAAAATCCATAATTGATATACTTGCTCTAAGTTTACTAAATTTACTTAGTCTTGTGTACCCCAAATTGTACATCATATTACATAAAATTAATTGTGCCTCTTCTGGTAAATCATCAAAGTTTCCAAATAAGTTTTTACAATCTGTTATAGTTCCTTGTATATCGCTGTCAAAACAACTATTCACACGCTCTTCACTTACAGGCGTCCCTACATCTTGTCCATATTCTGGGTCAGTATCACGGACCAGATGACCAATCCCAAAAGTAGGCAAGCCAAGGTGATCCAAATAAATTTCATTTACGTTTCCCTCGTCTGCTTCTATTTCCTGTCGCAGTTTTTGTATGTCCATTTACTGACTCCCTTGTCTTTGTTTTAACACACATAACATGTTTATGATAAAAATAGTTTCCAATTTTATTAAAAAACTTGGATAAACTTAACCAAAACCACATCATTTTTTATGTGCCTTTCTTATACTTTCTTTGCCTCTTTTAAATATACTGGCAACTTTATTCTTACCCATCACCTTTGCTCTTTGCTCACCAACTGTAAGGATCTGTATCTTTCTCGCAAAAGGTTTACTGACTCTTTTAACTTTTGCAACCGTAGCTCTGGCGTCTGCTTCTGTGGCAAACTTGATACCAACTGTGTCTTTTGGGTTCTCATCTGTGTATAAGCGTCTGCCAGAACCTTTTGGTTTCTTTCCTGTTCCAACTTTAGGATCTCTTTTTTTTGCCATCTTTCTTAGCCTTACTAGGTAATAACCCTTTATTTACTGCTCTTGCTCTCTCACTAAATCCCAACTTTTGTTTTTTAGCTAATTTTCTTCTAATTGTATGGAGTCTAGCAACCATTACTATTTCTTTCTTTTAGCTTGTCTAAAGTTTTTTGCACTAGGTGCGCCCTTTGCGCCCTTCTTTCTCATCTTCTCTCCACTACCAGCTTTAATTCTTTTTCTTTTTGCATGTATATTTCTATATAAACTCATTTTGTAAGACCTTTCTGCTTTTCATATGTCCTGAGTCCTCCAATGCCAAGCATGCCGCCAAGAACAGTTAAAAGTGTACCCATATCAAATTCAGGCAGCTCTGGTAATTCTGCACCAGCAAAACTTGCACCAAATATAATTAGATCTTTTACGATAAAGTGATAGGCAAAAGCAATCGCACAGACCCACCCAACGGCTGGGCGCCATCCGCCTTTAAATATAGAGCCACTTGCAGCCTCTGCCTTATTAATTTCTAACTGAGCAAGTAAAGCCTCCTGAGCATGTTTCTCAGACATGGTGGCTATCTCGTGTGCCAACTTAGCCTTTTGATCTGCATCAGGTATAAACTTGTCTAATAATCCTGTAACTGGTCCTATCAACGCCTGTAACATTAATATACCCTCACTTTCTTTTCATCAATTCGTGGAACTAATTTACAAATACAATCGTATATCTGTTTTTCTCCAGATTCGTTATCAAACTCTTGTTCACTTAGAAACTTAGTATAATATGTGCAATCTGCAACCGATCTAAAATATATTTCTCCCTGTACAACTCCATTAAGATAACATGCCAATGCAAATGCTGTCATTATAAATCTACCTGTGGTGTTCTGTGTATTGCAAACTCTTGTATGCTTGCAACTATATGTAATCTATCTGCCGTTGCTGCTGTTGCTTTTAATATTTCACCCTCTTGTAATATTAAATCTCTTGTTAATAATTCTATAGATGTATTTGCAGCAACTGCCTTTACATTAAAAAGACTAAACACATCACTGCCATTAGTGACTGTTAATGTTATTGTATCTGAGCTACCTGAGTCATTAGATACTATTATACTGTTTACTACAGAAGCATTAAAATCTGCTGTAGTTGGTGCTGTGTATAAAATTGTAACATCTGTTGATGTTAAATCTAATTTGGCATTTGTTAGACCTTGAACATATTGTGGTATACTTGTAACTAACATTATCTTCTTCCATCTTGCACAATATTTACTTGGGGTGAACCTAATTTAAAAGCTGTGCCTACTTCTGTTGCCTCAACACGCAAAGCAAATGTTCTGCCTCTAACTCTTACATCTAATTTTTCTGTATACACCTCTACAGGATTAGTAGCTGTTCTTTGTGATGTATTGCTATCATCTGTTTGCGTAAAACCAGATCCTGAGTGAGTTCTTGCCTTTATTGTAAAATCAACCTGTGGATTAATTGATGTAGATCCTGCAAAACTAATGTCTGGCACTATTCTATTTATCGATGCAAATCTCTCTGCACCACCTAAAGCCATTGGTGCAGACTCAACAAATGCTGTCATAGCACTACCATCATCATCGAATCCAGTTTCATGATTAAACAAATGCTGACCTCCTGTGGCTATTGGCAGTGATCTTATGCCTCTATCAAGCCATGCTTGCCTTACAAGAGAACCAAAATACCATATATTTTCTAAATAATTATATATTACATACTTATCTATCTCTGTGCTACTTGCACTAGGATAAAACCACCATACTTCACTAAACTCTGTATTAGCCCCTACATGAACTTTATTTCTTTCTTCAACATTTAAATCAAGAAATACCTTGTCTTTTACAGTACATGGCAACTGCTGTGTTTGTCCTGAGTAAATATAAAATGTATCTACACCCATCCAGTAAACATTATCATCTATGGCTATAGCTGATGATGGACTCATTATTGTTATATTCTTTGATAATTCTTTAATACCAAAAGTAAATGGTGGCCCTATAAATCTCATGGCATGTAAGGTTTTATTTGTAAAAACTAATATTTGCTCTTTTGTTTCTACAGCTTGCACGAATGTAGACCCACCACCTAACCTAAGATCTCCTGCTGTGTTAGTAGTTGTTGGGAAGAAATCAACAGGATTTTCTTGTGATGAGAATCTAACTAACAATGGATCTTGCACCCCGTCACCTTGTGGCGCTATAGGCGTTGCTCCCAATCCATCACAACCAAAAACAATAACATGTCTATCCTGATCTGATACAAGAACTTGTTTAGCTATTGTTGGAACACTTGTTTGACCAGAAGGAAATGTAGTTGCTACACTTAATTCTTTTGCTCTATTTCCTAAACCATCTGTTTTGTCCCAATAAAATAATCCACCATCTCTAGGATTTATTATTAAATCTTCTCCAAAGTTATCATGTGACCATGTTCTTATTTGCGCACCGGGTGTTGTAACCGATGCGGCATTGCCCCATCCAACAAAATCATTAGCTGTATCTGTGTTGCCTTTTGCTAATCTAACTAAAGTATTATCTGCATGTGTCGCCGCAGTTGTACCGCTGTGGCCTCTTGTAACATTTAAAGTGTTATCGTCAGTGTCTCCTGCTACAAGCATAAGCTCTTCTTCTACAAGTATAACATCTCCAGAATCTGTAATACCTGTTTCATCATCAACATCCACATCAGTTTCACTTGCATCTAATGCTTCATTTAACTGTGTTGCCAAAGCGCCAGATGTTGTTCCGCTCCACTGTCCTGCACCCCATCCTGTACCGCCAACTGTTACATCTAATCCAACATTTAATTGATATGTACCTTTTGCACTACTACCGCCATTTCCTGTATCGGAAGAGTTAGCTGCAACGCTAGATGTTATTGTATAAGCGTTAGAGCTTATCAATGATGTTATTTGAAACTCTGCATTTAATATTGTTGCTGTTATTACACCACCTAAACTAACAGCGCCAGAAAATGTAACAAAATCATTTTCATTTGCTCCATGAGCAGGGTCTGTAACAGTTATTGTAGTGGAACCATTAGTTGCTGCAAATGTTACATCACCAGCAGCTGTTATATTTCTTATAGGGGTTATGTCACTAAATGTTTGACCCTCTTCTATGTAATATTTTAAGTGTGTACCAATACCCATAAAATCAGAGCCATCCAAAGCAACCCAGTTATGTAATCTTCTAGCACTACCTAAATATGTATTAGGGCTAAACTTTTCCCAACCACCTATCTTTTCTGGAGAACCTAATCTAAATCTTATTTTATCGCCATCAACAAAACCGCCTTCATTACTGTAAGGTGTAATGTCTGATACAATACCTGATTTAAATACTATTTTATTTAAAGGCATTATGCTGTACCTCCAGTTTTAGTCCCACTACCACTTTCTGTTACATTACTAACACCTTGTATTGATTTACCAGACGCTCCACCAGAACTGCCACTTGATCCATTTGTTGGTGCAGTAGCTGGAAAACTTACTGATGACCCACTACCGTTACTACCAGTTGATCCAGATGAACCTGATGCTCCAAATGCCCCACCAGCACCTCCTGCTCCTCCAGAACCAGCATTATTAATTCCACTATTGCCACTTGATCCTAATCCAGCAGATTGATTATAACCTTGACCCACACCTCCAGAACCACCAGCGCCTCCGCCTTGTGTTGCTAAACATGTACCAGAAACAGTGCCAGATAAAGTATTGTAATAAAAGTTTGGAGAGGTTGTTCCTTGATGTGCAGTTGTACCAAAAACAGTAAAGTATGTAGTTGTGTTTGCAGTAATACCTGCCGTTCCACTATTTGATACTAAAGTACCAGAACTTGATGTGCTAGTGCTTACAGAAATTTGTGGCGTTCCATAACCACTTCCATATTGAGCAGAAATTTGAGCCGATACAGTATAAACTCCAGTTGTATTAGTTTGTGCAGAAAAATATATTGGACCTCTGTTTGCACAAGATCCACTTAAACCAGTTCCTGCACCACCTAAAGAATCTAAATCAAAAAATGACGGATCAATACCTCTGTTAAATTGCGCTCCTATACCACCCCATAATCTATCTGCAACAACGCCTCTGCCGTCTAAATCACCACTATAAGTAGTGAACCAACTTGGAGTATTGCTTTGTGGTGTGGATGTTCCTCCACCACCTTGATCCACTAAACTAGAAAAAGTAGCATTGGCAGTATAAACACCCTTACCACCAGCGCCTCCTGCGCCACCGCCGCCACCACCAGCTTTTATTGTACCATTGTTAACTAATGTGACAGCAACACTGCCATCAACTTGTAGAGCATTGCCACCTGCTGCTCCTGCAGCCCCACCTGCACCTTCAATACTGCCATTGTTAGTTATAGTAATTGAACCTGCGCCATTACTTTCTATAGTTAAAGCAGCGTTAGATGTGCTAGTTGCACCAAGAGTTTCTGATAAATTTATTACTAATTGTTTTGGATAATCTACAGCAAAATCATCTCCGAATATAGTGTTTGCGCTTTGATTTGTTTGACCGTCAACAAATGTTTTTCTAAACGCTCTTGTTTGTCCATAAAAATCATTAATAGATAGCGGACTGCTGTTTGCACTTGTTGGCACATCTGCCGATAAATTAGTTGCTGTATTGTTAGATGCGTTTGCTCTTACTAAAGAGCCTCCTCTATAATAATCGTTTAACAAAATAGGAGCAGATGAGCCATTATTATACTCATCTCTTATATCTGATAATGATATTGCACCACTAGATTGTAATGTCATTATAAACTTGTTCCAAACGCTGTTACATTATCTTTTGAAGTCACCGCACCAGTAGACGCTAATTTAAAAACCACTACATTATTATATTTGAACAATAACTCGTTATCTCCAGTATCTAATGATATTGCCCATTTACTAGAACCAAACAATATAGCGTTTCCATTCGTGTCCAAGTCTCCTCCAAGCTGGGGAGTTGGATCTGCAACTAAATCTGTTGGAGCAATAGATGTTACGTTAGCATTAGCGCCTGTACCATCTGCAAAGAGTATTGCAGTTAATCCTGTGGCAACTGCCACTGTACTACCACTGCCGCCACCTTGTTTTACTGTAGCAGTTTGTCCACTGCTGTTTTTGATAAAATACCACTTTTGTTGATCGTTCGGAGCTATTGTTAAATCAAATGCTCCAGATGGCGATCCTGCTAATATTATAATTTTAAACTGACCATTAGATAATGTGCCATCACTTGTTGTGAGTGTTGTATTACCTGTTATCGTCAGTGTTACAGATCCATTTAAAGCTCTATCTATTATATCAAGATTATTATTGGTGGTGTTACCCCAAGTACCTGCCTGTTCTCCAGAACCTATTTTTTCTATTCCAGTATTTGATGTATATGTACTTGCCATGTTTACCTCACTGTATCTCTGTCCAAGTTTCTGTGCCTGATGGCGTTATCTCTGTCCAAGTCTCTGCACCACTCGGTGTAATCTCTGTATATGTTTCAGTTGTAGCATCTGTTACAACGTCTACGAACATTATATCCCCTGATGCTGTTTTTGTAAAATTTAAATCTGCTGATGCTGATGTAATACGAATAGCTATGCCATCTGTTGTTTGTGTAAACTCTGTTGTAAAAACTGCATCTACAAAGTTTACAATTTTTATATCTTCTGTTGTCTGTGTAAAATCAAAACTTAGATCTGCATTAGCACCACCGGTTATTAAACTTCCTGCCGTGGTCTTTGTAAAATTAGCATCTAATGATGCAACACCTACAAGCTCTCCTACACCTACAGAACTTGCAGATGAGATACCACTCATCTCTGCTGTTGCTACTTGTAATACGCCACCTACATCAGCAAGAGCAGTTTCTGCTATGGCAGCGTGACCCAACATTAATCGGCATCCTCTATTGTGTTGCCTTCAGCTACCCATTCTTGGATTGCTTGGTAGTGTCTGTTTTTATCATTTATTGGCACAAATGTTACAACATCATCTATAGTAGCAAAAATGCCTATGTTACCATCTCTTAATGGGTCTTTCTCATACTTTGCTGATTTTATATTCATGTCATATCCTTACAATTCTGCATCACAATTTAAAAATCCATTGTCTTGAAACCCTAGATTTACACATTGACCATCACCAAAACCTGAACCTCCGATTCCATTCAGAGCAAGAGCTAACTGTATTACACTTCCATCGTGTAAATCAGGATTAGCATATACACCCATTGTAGTGTGTGTGGTATTCCAACTACCTCCAGTGCCATGCCACATACCAAAACAATTATTAGATGTTCCTGAAGTTGTTATAGTCGGCTGTGTTCTTAGTGCAACAGGTAGTTGCAAAGGACACCAAAGATAGTTAGTGTTATTTCTTACACCATTTACAAAAAATTCATATAAACTACCACTAATTCTGTATAGATATCTCTGACACAAAGCTAGTTCTTCCCCAAATGACCTATGCTCAAATGGTGTGGCTTGTGAG